CTTTGAAGCCGCTCAGTATATACGCTCAGTAAGTTCTTCTCTGAACGTCCCTACCCCCGAAGTTAAGGGGTTTGGGCAGATACCGTCTTGGCGACGTGCAGCTAATGCCGTTGCCCTCCTTGTACAGCATCACCGCTAAGTCCCATCTCTCGATGGGTTTCTTTTACTTCTCATTGGTAGGCGTCGTAGCCCCAATGCAAAATCGGAGTCCTTTCTATGGCTAATATTGCCAATCTAGTAGCTTTTGACGGTGCTGCAACCCCTGTTTCCCATACTTTTGTCCCCGTCGACGTAAGTCGTACGAAGAACAAGATCGTGGCCAACTGGCGAGAGCAGATTGCTTCGTTGCCGGTGTACGCACAAATACGCGTATCATCGGTGTCCGAGTCGCTGCCCTCAGGCATTGTCAAAAGTGAAGTTAAAGTAGTTGTCCCCGTGATGGAAGCAATTAACGCTCAGAATGCGGCGGGTTATACCGCTGCACCGAAAGTGGCGTACGAAAATACGTACATTCTGACCTCGTTTGCCCATCCACGGAGCGATATCACCGGCAGACGTCTTGCACGTCAGATACTCATCAATCTTGCTGGAAACGTCGCAACTTCAGTTGCGGCCGCTACAGCAGGGATGGTTCCTGACCTCTGCGATACGTTAGTCTCTCCCACCTAACGGGTAGCTTTCGCTTGATCCGCTATACTTACTTAAAGGAGGTTTAATATGGCTCTCGCCATGGATCACCGTTTTACAACGATGGAGACTAACAATGTCTGCTTCACTATCGCAAGGTACCACGCGTGCCAACTTACGGATGCGTCAACTCGGGAACGTGTTTTACATGACATTGATTGTCATGCTGTTCCTTTGTTGTGTGACCTTAGTGTTGACTATGCTACTGTTTCCGTATCTGATGCAATAAATCTACGTCAGATTGCCGCGCTATTTTCTAAGCGCGCCGATATTGACATAGGCATCGATAAAGAAGCAGCTGCATGGGCAACATTCCAGGCCACTGAACGCTCTTGCCTTCGGACCAACGAACGATTCCGACTTCTTGCTCGGGGCTATAATACTTTTAGCCCTGACGTGCACGCTATACTTCATAGCGCGTCTCGAAAAATTGCTCGAGTACTCGGAGTCGTCCCGCGGTTCGAAGAGTTAAACTTCCGTTTTGGCCCTGGTGCGACAACTTCTATTAAGAAGAAAAATGCATCGCACAAGCGTAAGCTTAGTGAACGGTGTGAATGTAGCGAAGGCCTCGTCAAGCTCCTTCCGGAGCTCCTCGAGGAAGTACCCGCCTGGTGTGAAGCTATTAACATAGCCCCGCCTGACGGTGAAACGTATCAGGTGCTCGTCGATATCGTTGACGCGCGCCTGTCCTTCGTCCCGAAGAATGCCAAGACTTATCGCAGCACGGTCATTGAGCCTGTACTGAACAGTTTTATTCAGCTCGGACTTGGTGACCATATTGCGCGTCGTCTTAAACAGCATTCAGGTATTGATGTTACCGACCAAAGCCGCAATCAGCTCGCGGCTCGAGAAGGTAGTAT